ATGCCGAACGTATGCCTGCTGAGTTCAGTGTGCTAACAGTCAGCTATGCGGCACGTAAGAAGCCTGAGTTAGCCAACACTCAAGCGTTTACCAAGTGGTCGATACAACACCAAGAAGTATTGTTCTAACCAACCGAGGGGCTAGTCCCCTCATCTTCAACCAACTATAAGGAGTGACAGTATGAATCTAAATGATAGAGCGTTGCTAGTGCAACTATCCATATCACAGTGGACTGCTCGTAAGTTCGACAAGCGAGTAACACGTGACGTAGCCTCATCGCATGGGACAACCATAGATGTGGGTCGGTACAACAAGGTCTTGCTTCCAATGAACGATCTACTTGATCGTGTACACAAGAAGTCAACACACATCCGTACCAAGTTCTATGACAACACGTTGCCGTGGGGTTTGGATGGCACGATGATGCTACCTACATCCAACTACCTTAACTTTATGACTGAGTTCCGCAAGGAAAAGAACGAGTGGTTTAGTCTTGTGTCTGACTTCCGTTATGAGTATCCCCAACTGGTGCTTGATGCCAAGCGTTTACTTATCGGTCTGTACGATGCCAATGACTACCCTAGTCCTGATGACATAGGCAACAAGTTCAATCTTGACGTAGCGATATTTCCTGTACCAAGCAGTGACTTCCGTGTGTCAATAGCTTCAGAGGAACTGTCTCGCATCCAACAAGACGTTGAGCGTAGGGTTGCTGATGCACAGAGCAAGGCAATGATTGAGGTGTGGCAACGCATCTACGATAAGGTCAAGCACATGGCTGAGAAACTAGCCGACCCCAAATCTATCTTCAGAGATAGCATGGTTGAGAACATCCGTGAACAGTGTGACTTACTGTCTCGCTTGAATTTCATGGATGACCCCAACCTAGAAACACTTCGACAAGAAGTTGAAACTACGTTACTCAAGCATCCTGATGCTCTACGTAACGACCCCGATCTTCGCCGTGATACAGCGGCAGAAGCAAAAGCAATCATGGACAAGATGTCCGTTTTCATGGGAGGTAAATGATGACTAGCGTAATGCCTAAAGAGGAGGTGAAACCAATCACCCCACAAGAAGAAGCCAAGATGAGGATACGTCTTGCGAAAGCAAAGACTGCACTCATACTTGAGCATCCGTTCATTGGTACTGTGGCACTCAACATGCCGTTCGTACTGAGCCGTGACATACCGACTGCCTCAACGAATGGCAAGCGTGTGCAGTTTAACCCTGACTTCTGTAACGAGTTGACAGATGAGGAGTTGAAGTTCCTTGTAGCACATGAGTGTTTACATCCGATGCTTGAGCACAACTACCGCAGACAAGAGAGACAACATCGCCGTTGGAACAAAGCGGCTGACTACGTAATCAACAAGTTGTTGGTAGACGATAACATTGGCAAGATGCCCCCCAAGGGTTTGCTTAGTGATGCCATTCACCAAGCTGGCAAGGGAACATCCGATGGTATCTACAACATCCTTGAAGATGATGAGGGTGGTGGAGGTGGTGGGTACGGCGGAGATGGTGACCCTCTCGACAACTGTGAAGATGCTGAGGGTTCACAAGCCGAGCAAGCGCAAGAGCAAGCCGAGTGGAAAGTCAAGGTAGCACAAGCGGCACAAGCCGCAAAGATGATGGGCAAGTTGAGTGCAGGTATGGAACGACTGGTTGACGAGGTACTCAGACCTAAGGTTGACTGGCGTGATGTGATGCAACGCTTCCTTGTCAAGTGCAAAGACGATACCCGCTCATGGGCTAGACCTAACCGCCGCTTTATAGCACAAGGTTTATACCTGCCAAGCACCAGTGGTGAGACGATGGGTGAGGTGTTGTTTGCAGTGGACTGCTCAGGTTCAATCACTCAAGACATTATCAATCAGTTCGGTGCTGAGATTCGTACAGTCAAGGAGGACATGTTCCCAACACGTATCCATGTGGTGTACTTTGATAGCGAGGTGAGCCACTACGAATCGTATGGTGTAGATGATGAGTTGGACATCAAGCCACACGGCGGTGGAGGTACTGCATTCAGCCCTGTGTTTGAGTACATTGAGGAACACGGCATCGAACCTATCGCAATAGTGTTCCTGACTGACCTGTGTTGTGATGACTTTGGTAATGAACCCAACTGCCCTGTACTGTGGGTATCTACCGATGAGGGCACTGCACCTTTCGGAGAAGTGGTGTTGATGTGATTACATACGGCGAGTTGTTTGCCGTGTGTTTGTTCGTAGGTATGGGTGTTTACATCTCGTACCTACGCTCTGAGATACGGAGTCATATTCGTGCAGGGCTTTTACTCTCTGCTTTGGTACATGATGTTGCCGATGGCAACGTAGAAATAGAAAGGTATGAAGATGGTATTAGAGTCAGAGTTAAAGATGAGAATCGTTCGGAGTCTGCAAACATTAGCAGACACTATCAGGGAACTGTACCCTGATCAAGAGTTTGTCGTCACGTACGACATTGAAAACAAGTTGGCAGAAGCCAATGAGATGGTGTATCAATTAACAAAAGGAGAGTGACATGGCTACAGTTAGATTCAGTAAAGAACTACAGGATGCAGTAGTAAAGAACGCAGAGAACATGTTTAACAAGCAGATAGATGCGGCAAGGGATAGCAAAAATGCAACGTGGGGTGATCGTATCTACGAAATCATCCATCATAAATACATCCCTGCTATGAACGCACTACCGATGTGCTTCTTCAGTGAGACTTCTAACATGAAGGTATCAAAAATCAACGGCAAAGATGTTGGTGGATTGGAGTGCAAGCTAACTAGCCCACGCCCTGTTCCCAACACCCTACCCAAAGATGTACCTGCTAGGGCTAGAGACTATCACGGCTACGAGTTAGTTGGTGACGAGTGGGATGAGATAGCTCTAGAGATAGAGGACTACCGCAACAATATCAAATCAGTAGTGCAGAAGAAAGCAAACTTTGTTAACTCCGTCTTGGAAGTTATCAAAGCACATGCAACGCTATCCCCTGCGTTGAAGATGTGGCCTCCACTGTGGGACTTGATACCTGAGGAATACAAGGATAGGCATCGCCAAGTAGTAGAGCGTGAGAAGAAAGAGGTCGTAGTTAATGTTGACCTTGGTACTCTGACTGCTACTGTAGTAGCCCACAAACTCACACGCTAATATGCAGTCACGTATATCAACAAAGCTAATGATACGCCTTGCTATGGAAGCGGGTGCAGACTTTTCCAAGGGGCGTGAGGGGGGTATGTATACCAACCTCAGCCTGTACAAGTACACCAAGGCATACCATGAGTATCAGGTCAAGCGTATGAAGAAAATCATACGCCAATTAATTCGAGAAGCCCTCGAAGAAGCCCTTAAACATCACAACGTGGAGGAAAGCCGATGACCTACTATCATCAAGCCGCAGTACAAACTTACGATCAGGCTAAACGCCTGTACGGTACATGCCGTTTCCCTGACAAGGGCAAGCCAGTCAAAGGGTGGTGTCGCCTACATAAAGTAGACGAGAACTTTGAACTGCGCATGGACAACAAGACTATCTGTGTCTTTGCACCTGACAACACGTTGACGTTTACCATGACGAGTGCGCAAGCAAAGAACTATTCCATCACACTAAGCCAAGCACTAGCCCGAGCGATACCTATTGGATGGGAGAGGGTAGCTACTGGTCGTCATCGTGTGATACACACTAAGAGAATAAGTCATCATGGTGGTACGCATCGGTGGGAACAATGGCGAGAAGCTATGAAGGCTGAGGGTATCGAAGTATTCAACGGCATCAAATTCAATCTTGATACTGGTGAGTGCATGAATGCCAAGCCAACTACTGAAGCACAAGTTATTCCTGCTAAACGTACCGAGTGGTTACGAGCCTTGCGTGTGTTCAAGCGGGGATTAAAGGTACGTGCCAAGCTAGGTGTACTAGATACCATCTGCCAAGATGTTATGGCAGAACGCAAACTTACTAAGACTAGATACGACTGGGTTCAACCTGACTGGTCTAACGAAAAATGGATTGACTTGTTGTTCAATTCAATTAAAAATAACCAACACCCAACAGAGTTGCTACAAGGTTTTGTTCAGAGCGTAAGGACGTACCACTACACCACTATCAATAAAGAGACAACGCTAGAAGCGGCTGATAGTGTATGTGCTGAACTAAGCGTACAACTACGCCGTAAGTTCGGTGTGTTCGGTGATGGCGAAGATGAGTATGGTGCGATATACAAATCCATAGAGCGAGAGAAAGCGCAGAGTGAAGTGTCCTAATTGTGGTGGTAATACAGAGGTGCGGGAAACCCGCTCTCTGTTTGACCAATCTGTGAGTAGACGAACGAGAGACTGTCAACGATGCGAACTCCGCTTCAACACATACGAAATAGACGATGCCCTATGGGGCACGATCAGCAAGCACATGCAACCCCATTCCAAGGCTGTGGTCAAGCGCAGAGGATTAACCCTGCGCAACTTCAAAATCGTAGAGCGTTTGAAAGCGGGGGAGAAACATCTGACTATCTCTATCGACTTCAACCTAAGCCCCAACATGGTAAGCACCATAGCAAGACGCATGGGTATCCCATCCAAGCGTATGAGAAAACCTTTATCAACGCACGTAAGTGCAAAACCTAGGAGGGGAAAGTGAAAAAAGAAAGAGCGACAGAGTTAGCACGACTATGGGTGTCGCTCAAACAACTACAACCTTATGCAGATAAGTATGGTGTAGGTAGTGCATGGCGGGAAGCCTATACATATCGTACGAGAGATGCGATATACAAAGCGTTTGATGCAATGCACGGACACAAAGACTCAACAGGATATGCGTTAGCGAATCTAATGTGGAACGCATGGGCAGTAACAAATGATGTAGCACGTAGTCCTAACATGGTATCTTTTGTTGAGGCAGTATTAACATTGAGTGAGCAAACATTTCTTAAACTTGAAGGAGAATTAAATGAAAAGTAAATCAGCGAAAGTAACAGAGTATTTTTTGAAGCACCCCAATGCAGTACCGAAAGATGTTGGTGCTAAGTTCACGATGCACATGCCACAGGTGTACGGCATACGTAAGCGTGTGCTCAGTGGTTCTATGCTAGGTGATGTAGCCAATCCGCAAGTCACGACCGACGCGGTAACGCAGACTGCCGATCTACAACAAGTTGGTGGTTCACACTACAAGAACATGGCCGTGCAACCTTGGGTAGCGATGGAATCATGGATGACACCCGAACAGTTCGCAGGTTTCCTACGTGGCAATGCTATCAAGTATCTTGCACGATGCGATGTTAAAGGTGGGCTTGACGACATCAAGAAGGCACGGCACTACATCGACAAACTTGTTGAAGTACGCAATGATGAGTAATTACTCACCAATGTGGGCGAACAGTATCAGTTCAGCCGCACCAATTACGTCGACACTGACATTGGCAAACGGTGGCAATGAGCATGAAAACCTATCAGTCGAAGACCTGCGCAGATTTAAAGAGATGTGCGGGTTGCTCGACTACATTGCTTCTGTTGACCCCAAGTTCAAGGAATATGTGACGGCGTACAGAGCAAAGAAAAGGATACTGGAATGATGGACATAGTAACCATTGACTTTGAAACCTACTACGACAAGGAGTACTCCCTGTCTAAGATGACCACGGAGGCGTATGTACGTAGCCCCGACTTTGAGGTCATCGGCGTAGGCGTGAAGGTGAACGACTACCCCACAGACTGGTATAGCGGGGACAACGTGGGGAAATTCCTCAACAGTCTTGACTACCGCAACAAGGCAATCCTCTGTCACCATACTGCGTTCGATGGGGCAATCCTATCGTGGCACTTTGGCATCAAGCCTAAGCTATGGCTTGACACACTCAGCATAGCAAGACCCTTGCACAATCTCACAGTAGGAGGAAGCCTTGCCGCACTGACTACCTACTACGGACTAGGCAAGAAGGGTGATGAGGTTGTCCAAGCACTGGGTAAACGTAAGGCAGACTTCACACCCGAAGAACTTGCACGATACGGAGAGTACTGCAAGAACGATGTGGAGTTGACCTATGCTTTGTTTAACAAGATGAAGAAAGGTTTCCCTGTCAGCGAGTTGCTGGTCATTGACCAAACGCTACGTATGTACACCGAGCCGACCATCGAGTTGGATGTGCTTCTCTTACGTGAACATCTTGAGGAAGTAATTGCCCGAAAGGATGGACTGATCTCAGACATGGGGTTGACTGGTGTCACCAAGGAAGCGTTGACCAAGACGCTAATGAGTAACGAGATATTCTCCAAGTATCTTATTAACCTTGGCATCGAACCCCCGAGTAAGGTCAGCGCACGTACAGGCAAACAGGCGTGGGCATTTAGTAAGACGGACAAGGCGTTCACCGACTTACTGGAACATCCTGATGAGCGTGTGCAGAACGCAGTAGCCGCTCGCTTAGGAGTCAAATCGACCATCGAAGAAACCCGAACCGAATCCCTACTGGGTGTTGCTCAACGTGGGTGCTTGCCCATCATGCTCAACTATTATGGTGCACATACAGGGCGATTCAGTGGTGGCGATAAGCTGAACTTGCAGAACCTACCTGCACGTGGGAACAACAAGATCAGGCGTGCACTACGAGCACCCAAGGGACAAGTTCTTGTGGCGTGTGATTCGTCACAGATTGAGGCCCGCATGGTTGCGTGGATTGCAGGACAGGATGAGTTAGTCCAAGCGTTTTCCGAAGGGCGGGATGTATATAGTGAGTTCGCATCCGATGTGTATGGACGCAAGATCACCAAGGGGGACAAGATAGAACGGTTCGTAGGTAAGACCTGTATTCTTGGTCTTGGCTACGGCATGGGCGCAGAGAAGTTTAGACGTACCCTTGAGATAGGACAGGGCGGTGTGAACGTAGTCATCGACACCAACGAAGCCGAACGTATTGTCCGACTCTACCGACAGAAGAACCATAAGATCGTGGCACTATGGCAGAGGTGTGGACACGCACTGACCGCCATGACTCAGGGTGGTAACGGCAACATACATCCTTTGG